CAGTGGGCCAACCCTCTGCAATCCCTCACCGTTCAGGATGCAAGCGGCGCAGCGGATGGTACTTGTTCAGCTTCCGGCGTGACGCAAGTGCAGCCGGTGGTTCAGTTGAATACGGAACAACTATCGGTTGGCGGAACAAACGCGAAAATCGGCATCGGCTTGGCTGCTGCAAGTAACCCGCAAGAAATGTTGCACATAGATGGCATATCGCCTCGGATAAGACTGCGAGATTCAGACGCAACCGGCACGCCTATTTCGACAATTGATGCCAGCGGAGGTGATATTTTAATTAGTGCTGACGCTAACGATGAAACTGCGGGGAGTGATATTCGTTTGGCGACTGACGGCACAACTCATCTCACGATAGACTCCAGCGGAACGGTAAATGTCACCAACGCCACGTCGACAGACATTGGCGCTTTATCAAACGCAACACAGCTTTATCTTGAAAACTCGACTGCGAACAAGCCGGTAGGCATTACATTCGGCGCGAGTAATGCGGCTGGCGGGCCAAGCGGCACAGGCACAAGTTCAGCGAGGGTGAGTGCGTTAGCTTCTGGTGGCGTTGGCGTGTTCAACGCTGATTTAGTTTTTGAAACACGCAGCGGCAGCACCATTGCCGAGCGGATGCGGATAGCCAGCAACGGCTTGGCCACATTTGCAAACGGAATTGTTACGTCTGAAAAAGGCATAATGAGCGGCAGCGTTGTTATTGCCGATGAAGGTGTTACAACTATCACGCCAACCAGAAGCGGCGGCTTTCTAGAAATTCACGCAAATTCTGATGATGGCACAACTGGTCTTTATCCGCTGAGTAATTACTCAACCAAGATATTCTTTGATTCTGGAAGTAGTCCCGTTGGTGCAAAAATCACGACTGCTATCGGAGCGGATGTGGATTTGACCACAAGTGACGTTACCGGCACTACCGGAACCAATGGTAAAGTTACCATTGCTACGTTGAGCAATGTTATAAAAATCGAAAACCAAAAAGGCGGAACAATAAAATTCTTTTATACAATAACTTGTTAGTATGACAGCTACTCAACATCCAACATTAGAAAATCACTGGCTCGTTAACGAGACGCAAACCGTTCAGCAGACATCGACCGACGATGACGGCAACGAATTTACGACTAACGTTGAGGTTGTCACAGCGCAAAACTTGGTCGCTTGCAAATCAGACGACTCAAGCGCGGAAAGTGCCATAGCAATAATAAATGCTATGAAGTCAGAAGGAGACCCCGAATAACTTTTTTAAGATGATAGAAATAAGCACAGTCCCCACGGCAACCCTAAACGCCAGCAAAGTGGCGATAACACTTAACTCCGCACAGGAGTTTGGAATGCAATTCTCGGTAGCCGCATTTGGCAAAATCACCGACAGCGAAGGCAACGAAGTTTGGGGCCAGAACCCGCTTTATTCGGGTTTGCTGAACGTGACCGGCGATGCGTGGAACAACTGGGGAAGCGACCAAGACGATGCGACTTATATCGGCAATCTCGCATTAGCCCAGCTTGGCCTCACCA